CTCCTGTTCATACGCGGCGTAGAACTTTTCTTTGCCCCACGAGTCGTCGTTAACCACGTCGGCGAGAATCTGGCTAATCTCGTCGGCAGTTTCCGTGATTTCGTAGCCGCGTGCCTCGCCGTTTTCGAATCGCTCCACACGCGCGTCCATGTGACTGAGCCGATCCATCAACTCGCCATTGAGTTTCGCGCGAATGTCAACGGTGTAGTCGCCGATAATGGTACACTTCGTTTCAAGGACTTCAGAGCCTTCCTCTTCAGCGACCGTCTCAAGAAACGCCTCCTGCTCGGCCATTTTCTCTTCATACTCCTCTTCCATCTCAAGGAGCATCTCGCCGGCCTCGTCAGCGAGTTCGTCGTCTATTGTTTCTGGCTCTTGCTCGCTCATGGCTTAGACCGCACTCGAATCGGTGAGGCTGGTAATCTGTCGCCCGGAGCCGGACAGGTCGTATTCTTCGAACTCGCCGTAGGTCGCACTATCAAGCGGGAGTTCGGCAAAGACCACATTTTCAACTGCCGTAGTGCGTTCAAACCCGCCGTCCTCGCTTGGCGTGATTGTTTCCAAATTGAATTTCATCGGGTCGGCACTATCCTGCGTAGCCGTGGCCGTTGCACCCTCGCCGCCAAGCCACTCCTGTGCGAATGCAAGGCTAAACTTGGCGTAGGTGATTTCCACGGCGACGTTGTGCTCATACCGCTTTACTGCCGCGCGGTTCGTGCTGTCCAGCGTGTACAGTTCCGTGTGTTCGTAACTCGGCGTAATACTCACGTCACGCACGCCGGCAAAGAGAATTTCCGAGTCTTCCGACGGGTCCGTGAACGTCAGGGCAAGTGAATTGCTCCACATCGCTTCGGGTGTCGCGCTCATACCTGACTACAGACTCTCTCGCGTCTTTACCGTTACCCTACTCGTCGTCGTCGCTATGGCCGGTAAACTCAATCTCGACTTTATCAAGCACGCGCACCGAGTCAATTTCCACGCCGAAAATCAGCGTGAGGGTCAACATACTCATTGCCACCACGCCAAGGATGACATACGGGCCTTGCCCCTGTGCAAGCGCCCAGAGTGCGATAATCATAATCCCAATGCCATACACGAGCGTCAGGACTTGTTGATACCACGCTTTCATTGTCGGATTCCAATACCATTGTGCCTGTACAGGTGATTGAATCGCACTCATGGCTCACTCACTTTGCCGTTCGCACGCCCTACTCTTATAAACTCGGTCACTCATACGTCGCGCAACCCGTCCGTTTCAATTTCCACGGCCATGATATAGTGATCGGTTGTTCGCGCTGGTTTCTGTTCTCGAAAGTCCATCAACGTCGTTGGTTCAACGGTTGAGTAGGGCGTGGCGACGGCGTTATCGTCAAGATACTGCCCGAGGATGTTTGCCACGTCGGTCTGGAGCTGTCGCACTTCTGTCTCATCAAGCGACCAGATTTGGACTTCCACCGTGTTTGTCTCGCGATAGTTGTCCTCGTCAATGCTGAATCGCTCTAACGTGGTGTCGGTTGGCGACCAGACATAGCACACGGCAGGTTGGTCTGCGCCCGGTCCACGCTCGCTTTGGGCGTCGGCCCAATACTCGCGGATATTCGGCGTTGGGGGTGTCCAGTCGGTATCCGGGGCGTTCTCAAGCAACGCGATAATGTCTTCAACATGGTGGCCGGCGTCGGTGACGCTCATACCGGCAGAACGGGACGAAAGGGGTTAGTGATTCGGTTAGTTGTCGCGGAAAGGCAACCACCGACGTAAAATCGCGCTATGGCCGTTTAGCGAATACGGCACTTCGCACTTTTTACACCACCACTCATATTCAAGATGCGGATACGGTAGTGTTCGCAAACGCTCTCCCTTTTCTGGCGTCGCGTGTATTCGCCGCAGTTCTCGCAGACGCTCATCCGTCCACCTCACTATCTGCAGACGTGGCTATACTACTTGGGGTCGCTTTTTTCTTCAGACATCCCTTGCCGGTGTTCCACCTGTATTTTAAACAAAATCGCTTTTGCCACCTGTTCGCGCTTCCCATGTGGCACATCTATGTCCGACCGACGCAACCAGTTTTCAATTGCGAACAATTGATTATCGCTCATCCATCCACCACCTCAAATAGCGCATCCGCCATATCCGACGGTGCTTTGTGCTCACGTCGCGCGTGTGCCTCGCGCTCGTCTGTGGCGACGGTTGCCCCGCATTTGGTACACCGATAGCGCACGCTGTCGCTCTGTGGCTCCTGTTGGCTCTGTAGGAGCATCCGTATCTGCTGGAGTTCGGTGAGGATTTGCGCCTGTATGACTTTCTCGTCTAACTGCTCCCATTCGTCCTCGTAATCTTGTTGTGGGTCTGTCATAGGTCCAACCCGTGCGTATCCAGATATTGCTTCATGACATTCGCTGCCGGACGGAGGTAGGGCTGCGCATCCACGCCCTCGGACGGGATTTTCTCGGTCGCTACCCAGACACCAAACCCGGCGTCCTTCCCGATTCGTTGCGCCCATCTGACCAACGGTTCGACTGGGGGCGTGTGGCCGGGGTCCGTGCCGAACTCCATTGGGGCGGCCTGTCGCCCGGCATACCCGATTACCATCTCGTCGCCGCGAAACTCCGGGCCAAACCCTGACTGTTTCAACCCGCCGGTGTCGTGGGGCACAACCTCCTGCGAGAAGGCAAAGCCACGGTCGCCAGCGTCCTTGAGCCGTTGTTTGTGCGCGGCGACTACGTCGGCGGCGGATACGTCAATCGTTGCGTCAACAGAGGCGTTGAGCATCAGTATGTCCTTATCGCGGCAATTGAGTGGTCGTAACTAATGTGTCGCTCGGCGGTTTGCCCATAGCGCGTGAGGTCAAGGTACTCCTCTACGTTGCCACCGCGATAGTTCACGCTTCCCCCCTCACCACTTTCACTCTGCGCTTCGCCGCCTTCCGCGAGTTCGCATTTGTGCGCGGCGAGATTCAGCGTGAAATACTCACGGTCGCCGTCAAGCGTGGGCATTCGAGACATTCGCCCGGCGTACATCGTATCGCGTTCTGCGATTGCCGCACGGATTGCTTCGGATTTGCGCTTCCGAGCGAGTTGCGTCCACCCGGTGCTACTGAGGTTGTCCATCTGGTTAATAATGTCCTTTTGCTCTTGGCTCGTGAGTGCGTCCCAGTCAGACTTACTCACTTCATCAACGCTGGGGTCGGGCATACGTCACTCTTCGGCGTATTCCGCCAAAGTCCTTTGCCTGACGACGTAACTCTTGATTTCAAGGAGTGTACTTCGACCCGACACGCAATCCGTACTTGCCGCGCCAGCAAGTCGCCGTTTCATATCGCGGTCAAGGCCATCAAACTGTTCACTCGTGAGAATCAGGTCTGTGTCGCCCGTGTCCAACGCCGTTTCAGGAACCAGTTGGAGACTCATGCTCACACCCGTGTCTTGCCTACTAACGTCTCGCGGAGTTCATCTTTACCCATGCGCCCGTGTACGTCGTCGTCAGGATGCTCGGCGGCGATAGACCGGAGTTCGTCGTAGTCCATGCGCTCCAGTTCACGCTCGCCGTAGGTATCGTCCACAAAGTCGTCATCGGAGTCGGGAATGATTGATGGGAAGAGTGTAACCATGCTTATCTATCCTTCAACGTCCGAATATCCGTCCCATTAATCCCGAACACGTCGATACTCCGGCGAATCAACCACGTCTGCGGGTTATCACTCCCGTCAATCTGTGCCGTCTCAAGGTCGTACTTGACGATTTCCGTATCGCTAAAGAACGACTCTATATCGGAGTTATACGCCTGCTCGCGGGCGCGTTGCCGACCCCTGTGCCACCACTCCTGTGTCGGTTTGACGCTGGCGCTCCGGGCAAACTGCATATCCTCGCTTAGCAGTCATAAGGCAAAAGGTTATGGGTGCGCGTTACCACTCCTGCCGATACTCTAAATCCTCATTAGCCATACCTGCCGGTACGGGGTCGGCGTCTAAAAGAAATCGGCTACGCGGCGTTACGTGGGCTGCTGGATAATGCCCGCGCTGCGTGCTTGACTGTAGTCTTGGTCCACGTGGATACGCGCGTTGAAGCCACGGAGGTCACGAATCGGGTCGTCGTAGTCCTTGACTTCAATGTCCGTGCCGTTCGGATTATACAGGAACAGGTGGTTATGCTCCTGTGCAAACGCCAGCGCACCAATGCCGTCCGAGACGGCGGTGCCGGAGGCGTCGGTGAACTCCCACGTATTCGCCCCGCCCGTGCCGCCGACGTTGCGCCCGTCGTCGTCGTAGGAACTGAGCGAACTTGCGGCGTGCTCCATGTCGAGCAGCGGCTCGAACATCCGGTCGCGCACAACCGAGTCGTCACCGGAGCGGTTCACGAACCGAAGCTGGTCGTTGGAGAAGACTTCCGTGCGGAAGCCCGGCGTCGTGGTGAACGTGTCGGGGAGGAAGTCGTCGCGGTCAATCTGCCCGTACAGGCTGTTGAGTGCCTGATAGCCGGGATCGTCCTGCGTGCTGTCAAACTCCACGGTCTGGCCGTTCGCCACCGCGTCGTCAACGGCGTTCGTCAGCCAGATTTCGTTAATGGAGTTCTCGACGCGGCGACCCACGTCGCTAATCTGTCGCTCCACCATGTCAATCATGGCGTGGTCAACCATCTCCTCAGTCACACGACTGCCGGCAGTGACCTTGGTGGTGTCCCACGAGACCGTGGTGTACTGCTCACCGTCGTCACGAATCTCCGCACCTTCGGCGGTGCGACGCCCGGAGCGGTCGTCCTCGGCAATCGGCACATCACCCTTGCGCGTATCCACGTTCTGCACGGTGGATACATCACGGGCGATCTGCCGGCGGCGAGAGCCTTCCATGACTGTTTCAAGGAGCTGTTCGCGGAACAGCGTGTTTACCTCTTCGTTGGTACTGGAGAACGCCAGCGTTCGCTTGATAGCGTCGTCAAGCGGCGAGGCAAGTGCACGTCCGTCGTCAACCTCGTCGGGCGTGGCCGCGTTCAGCGTCTTCATGCCAGATTCATCGGCGAACTCGCTGAGAATCCGGTGCCGGTCGCTCCCGCGCTCGCCAACGACCTTGCGGTTGGCTTCCTCTTCGGCGTCCCGCGTCGGGTGCCGGGCGAGGATGCGATAGTCGCTCTTGGACTTGCTCGACGGCCATGCGCGGGCATAGTCCTCGCGGGATGCACCCGCTTCAAGGCCGGCAAGGAGCAGGCCCTTGAGTCGCCAGTTACCGCCCTGTGCATGATTCGCCAACATTCGCCGTGCGTTAAGTGATGTACTCATTATGCAGTCGCCCCCTGAACAGCGAAGATGTACGCCTCGGCGACTTCGCCACTCGCCGCGCCCTGTTGGACAATCGCAACCCCGCTTGAGCCGGCGGACGTTGCCACGGACTCAAACGTGCCGAGTCCATCGGGAAGCAGTTCCTCGCCTGCGGTAACGACTTCGCTCACCTCAATGCGCACCTCAGAGTCGTCACCAAGCACAGGACACTCCTCGCCAGAGGCCACGTCATACGCCGCCACGCCGATAAAGTCACCTTCGCCAGCGGAAGAGGCGCTAACCTCCATGTCGCCACTGATTCCAACCGGTTCACCGGCCGAGAGTGCTTCACCCGCAGTATATCCACGGATTTCCTCTCCACTTACGAGCACCTCCACGTCGAAGGAGTGCTCACCTTGAGTTTCTGTAGCCATTCTACTCACGGCTATGCGATGCTACGTAAAAAGTAAGTGGCTACCGACGAGGGTTATTTGCTCAGCGAACCGGTGGCGGAGTCATACTCATACCCGGTTTCAGCGTCCGACCAGTCAATATCGTCGTCAACACTCCCCTCCGCAAGCGTCTTCGCATCCTTCGGAATCTCCTCCAGCGTCTCAACGCGCCCGCTGAGTTCCTTCTTCTCCTCACGGAGGGTTTCGATTTCGTCTTTCGCCGCGCTCAGTTCCTCGCGCGTCTCCTCCACGT